AGAAGTGCCTCGCCATACGTTTCCGATGGAAAGGCGAGGAGCGTTACGCTTTCACCGGTTCCGCCGTCTTGATTGATCAGGCGCTCACGGACTTCTCTCACGAGGACTTGCCGGTGGATACCGTGATAAAGGTGCTCACCAACAAGTTCGGTAAGAAATTTTTCAGGTTCACTTGACCCGTGGGGATCGCTCTTGGCCGATCCTCCCGGGTCGGCTAAAAAACATTTAAATATATGGAGACAAGAGCGATTTACACGGAGAGAAAGACATTCGTAAAATACGATGACAACCATTACCTACTATACCTGAACGAGGAGGTCTTGGAGAACTACGTTCCGGAGGGCCACGGGGGCGAACCGGAACCGGAGCCTTGCACGGCTTACGCCTATACCGGCACGTGCGAGGATGGCGGTACGCTGGTCGAGGCGACTTCTGCGAGTTATGACAGTCTCGTGTCCGGATTGGTCCGGAGAGAGTATTCCGCCGATCGGGTAGAGGCGATAACGCTGAATAAATTGAGCTCGGATAATGAGAGAGAGGCCGAGTTTGAGGCCGAGTTCGCCTGTCTGGAGCGTTACCGTAACGACTGCAAGGCGAGGGTACGTGCCTTGCTGGGTATGTCCGAAAGCGTCTCGAACACCCTTTAAATACCGTTCGAGATGCGTATCTATGATAAGACGGGCGAGGTATTGCTTGACATCCCGGTGGACGATGACAGCTATCGTTACCGGGCGATAGCGCAAGCGAAGAAGGTGGAGCTGCGTTACTCCCTAGTGGATCACGTGGAGCTGCCTACCGGGGCGTATATCGAGTATCAGGGGGAAAGGTACACGCTGTGGTACCCTTCGGATTTCAAGAAGGAGGGCACGAGGGTCTTCGACTATACCGTCACCTTCGGCGGCAACGAGGAGATCCTGAAAAAATATAAGTACAAGCTGTTGTCCGACAAGCCGTACAAGCTCAAGTTCGTCATGACGGCCACGCCGGGGATGTTCATGGAGCTGCTGGTGGACAACCTCAATCTCTATGATTCCGGCTGGACGGTCGGCACGGTGATCGAGGCCCCGGAGAAACTGTTGTCGTTCAACCATGAGAAATGCTGGGCTGTATTGGGGCGTTTGGCCGAGGAGTTCGACACGGAGTTCGAGATCGTGGGCAAAACTATCAACCTCCGCAAGGTGGAGTATTACAAGGACGCTCCTCTAAAGCTATCCTACGGAAAAGGTAACGGATTCCTTCCCGGTGTAGGTCGTGCGAACCAAGGCGGCAACCTCCCCGTTGAGATCCTTTACGTGCAAGGCGGCGAGCGGAATATCGATTACTCGGTCTACGGTAGCCAGACATTGTTGCTTCCCAAGTCACAGGAGCTGGAGTACCAAGGCCGACGGTACAAGACCGACAAGGACGGGATGTATGTCACTCGCGCGGACAGGCCCCTTTCCTCTTATAATGAGGACAGCTACGACGCCAGCGATATATATCCATCCCGGGTCGGCACGGTGAGCGAGACCGACACGGAGTCGGGCGAGGACACGGACGGGAACGATGTCACGTTCTACAACTTCTATGACTCATCGGTTCCCGCCAACCTCAATTTCGAGGATTGCCTGATCGCCGGTCAGACCATGACGGTTATTTTCCAGACAGGCCGTCTGGCGGGCCGTGAGTTCGACGTAAAGTACATACATGACGGCCGTAAGTTCGAGATCATCTCGTCCGAGCAGGATGGCATGACGCTGCCGAACGCCTCCCTGTATCCGGAGGTCGGCGACAAGTACGCCATTTTCAACATATCCCTTCCCGCCGCCTACGTGTGCGACAACGCCACCAAGACCGGGGCGAGCTGGGACATGTTCCGGGAGGCGGTACGCTGCCTTTACGAGCGTGAGGAGCGGCAATTCACGTTCATCGGAGAGCTGGACGGCATATGGGCCAAGAAGAATTGGTTGGCGATCGGCGCCAAGCTGGTACCCGGCGGTTATGTCGATTTCAGCGACCCGCAATTCCAGCCGGACGGCATCCTGATCCGGATCACCGGGGTGAGGGATTACATCAACAGGCCCCACAGCCCGGAGCTTGAGCTATCCAATACGTCGGTAGGCGGTTTCCTGTCCGATGAGTTGGGCAAGCTGGAGAGCGAGGAGGTCGTTAATGACAAGAGGTATAAGGAGGCGTTACAGTTTACCAAGCGCCGTTACCGTGACGCTATCGAGGCGCAAGAGATGCTGGAAGTGGCCTTCGATAATTACTCCAAGGGCATAGACCCGATATGGGTACGTACCATGTCGCTCTTGGTGGGTGATGAGTCCCTGCAATTCCGTTTCGTCAACAGCAAGACCGCTCCTGTGACCGTCATGCCCGATTTCAGGTATGATGACAACACCGGGGTGTTTACCGCCCCGGCTTTGATCTTGCAGCACATGACGCTGGGCATCAGTGATATCAAGGAGTCCCATAAGCCTTCCGAATACCAGTATTGGGATATGGGGGCGTATACGAGTCCCTACTTGGGGGATTACGGGAAACTCTATCTCTATGCGAAGTGCGGCAAGAGCGGTGGGAAGGGGACGTTCGAGATGTCCGGGAGCCCTCATAAGTTCGAGGAGGATGGGTACTATTATTTCTTGACCGGTTTATTGGGCAGCCAGTTTGACGGGGCCCGTTCCTTCGTTACCGTGTACGGTTTCACGGAGATACTCCCCGGCCGGGTGACGGTGGATAGGATTGTCTCGACGGATGGTAATACCTATTTCATACTGAATAAGGGGGATGGCTCTGGCGAGTTTCATGGGCGTATGGTCTTTACCGCCGGTTCGGGGCTGAAAAACCTTGATGAGTGGCCGGAATTGGATCAGTCTATCAAGGAGGCCAAGAAATCCGTGGAGGACCTGAACTATTACGTGGACGGGGCGTTCAAGGATGGTATAGTCACGGAGACGGAGGCCGTAGCGATCGAGAAATACCTGAATACGGTCAATGTTTCCAAGGCCGAGGTCGAGGCCACTTATAAAAAATTATATGAGAATACCTATCTCTCCGGCCCGGCCAAGACCGGGCTTTTGAACGCGAAGGTGACATTGTTCGGGGCGATTGACAACCTCTTGTCCTCCATCAATACCGCTATCGTTGACGGCAAGGCGACAGAGGCCGAGAAAAAAGACGTTGACGCCAAGTTCACGGCCTTCAATACCGCCATGTCCTCTTTTAACACAGCCGTAGAGGCCGCAAACAAGGCTATTCAAGATACGCTGAAAGGGTATTCAGATACAGCCATGAAAAAGGCGCAGGACGCTCTTAGCGAGGCGGAAAATGCCAGTAACGCTGCCAATAACGCCCAAGGATCGGCTAACGATGCCCAGAGCATGGCCAATGACAAGGCGAAGGTGTTCTACCAATCCACGGCCCCGAGATCGGGAATGCGGAAGAACGATCTTTGGGTAGACGGCGTGAATATCTATCGCTATGATGGTGAAGGGTGGGTTTTCGCCTCCGAGTACGACTGCACGATTACCGAGATCAATGGCGGCCTCGTGTCCACGGGGGCGATAGCGTTCGGTAATACCGGGGGCATGGCCGCTAGCGGTACCGTAAGGATATGGTCCGGAGGGAACTCCGGGGCGAACGGGGAGCCTCCCGCTTCCCCGACATTCAAGGTGCTCAGTGACGGCAAGGTATATGGCAGCAACTCCATCATGTGCATGAACCGTAATTACGAGGTCTCATGCGGTTTCGCCAGTGACGGTAATAGCGGTGGCGATATCTCGAACCTTGATCCGGGATCTGTCCGTATATGGGTCGGCAGCACTTACGAGCGAAGGGATGAAGCCCCTTTCCGGGTCGGGCTAAGCGGTTTGGTGGCCGCTAGCGGGTTGATGCTCTCCAAGCGACATTATATGTATAACGGGGCGTTGGCCATCCACAACGACGGACAAGTCACGCTAAGATCGGTAGATACTGATAATGGTGGTAACCACCTGCGTAATGTCATAATGCAGACGTATCCGAATTACGTGAACTCGGTACTTGATCTGACCGATATATTAGACTCCGCTACGGCGATGAGTGTCCCGCCTATCTTGACATTGAGGTGTGGGCGTTCCGCTTATACCAATTATCCGAGGATATGGATTAATTGCGTGCATAAGGCTGGTTGGGGTTCCGCTTTCCGGGTCGAGTCCCGGTATTTTAATGACGATGGTGCCATGGAGAGAACTGTCATTAATGTCGGCTCCATGATGACACACGTGCAATTGGGGGCGTTAAGCTATATCCTGTTTACTATGATAACAAAACAGGTTATTTATGTATGAAATACTAATAAAAAAAATAACAGATATGAAATTGACATTGAAAGACAGGGTATTAATACTCAATAACGTGCTGCCGATGTACGACAATCGCAAAAATATCGGCTTGAAAATATCTATCTCCGGCAAGGTCCAGCTATTGGATTCGGAGCGGAAGGAAGTGGTTATGACCCCTGTTGGTAACGGGGAATACGAGATCTCGTTCAAGACCGTGGACGCCATGACAGGGGTCAAGTCCTTTGATTTCACGGACGATGAGTTATGGTACCTGAAACAGCGGGTGGATTACCTTGATCGGCAGGGGATGTTCTCCGCCGAGACGATCGATTCTTATTCCAAGATACTCGACCAGCCTTTTTCCGGGGAGGAATACCAAGATAGATGGAATGAACTAAAGGGAATAGATCCTATCGCTTAACGGGATATAAGCCTTTATCGGGGGCGGGCAAATAAAAGCCCCCGTATATATTAAAAGAAAACGAGTTATGGGAGTTGATTTGAATACGATATTGGCGATAATCGGTGCGATGGGCGGGATCGAGGGGATAAAATGGGGCATCCGTGCGTGGGCGAACCGTAAGACGAACGCCCGTATAGCGGACGCTCAAGCTGACGTGGAGGAGTTCAAGGCCCTGCGTGAGTATAACGAGTTCTTGCAAAAGCAGTTGTCTGAGAAGGAGGAACGGTTTGTTGAGCAGACCGGACGGCTCCGGCAGGTGCAGGACGAGCGTTGAAAGAGAGCTACTCGGACGTGAAGATAGAACTGGCTTTAAAGAGGTGTGAGAAAAAGAAATGCGGCGATCGTGAGCCGCAGAACGGTTATTAATGAGGGAGGATAAGGAATGAGAAATAACAATTTACCCCGGGGATTACGTAACAACAACCCCGGGAACATCAGAAGGAACAGCGATGTCTTCCAAGGCGAGAAGACAAGCTCTGATCGAGAGTTCAAGCAATTTAAATCGATGGCATACGGTTACAGGGCGATCTTCAAGATCCTGTCTAACTATTACCGGAACTATAAGCTGGATACGATCCGCAAGATGATAGGAAGATGGGCACCGGAAAACGAGAATAATACGAAGGCTTACATTAAGGCCGTGTCCGATTACGCCGGTATCCCTGCCGATGATCCGATCTATGTAAATGATCGTGAGCAAATGATCCGGATTGTGGCGGGGGTGGGGAAGGGGGAGAATGGGGGAGAGGCCGAAATGTCGGATG